TAACGCGCGTTTAATCGCCCATTTTGTCCCTTTTTTAGAGGCAATTAAATAACTTTCTACCGCCAAGCGTCTCACATCATTTGCGTTGCGCGCCAATGCCAAAACCGACGGCGGCAATCCGAATGCCAACGCAATCCTTTCCGCAAGCCATATCGGCGTCTCTGCCCCGATACACAACAGGCACGCCTGAACTAATGCCTGATTCTCTAACCGAACCCGACCAACCTCTTCTAACGCAACCGACTGCGCCGTCCACATTCCCTCTGGCTGATACCTCATAACAATACCACATTGACCTTTGGAACAAAATAACTCACACTCGGAAACGACGGCGTAACAATCGGACTGCTCGGCTCAATCAACTCCAACTGCTCCACCCCCTCCAAAAACAATGCCTGACTGACTTCCGCCCAACTTATCACCACCCTAAACCGACACGTATAGCGCGCAGTCATTATCGCTAAAAACTTATTCCCCACCGCTACACGCACCGCATTCTCATCATAGCCTCGCTTGACTTTTACGCCAATCGTAAAATTAACATTAAACGGCGTTACTTCGCCCGGTACATCATTGGCAATCTCAATCACATCGCAGACACAGCGCACTTTTTCATCGTTCAAAGCGTTCAGCACGGCGGCTCTCAGTTCTTCATCAGGCTCACCGAATTGACCGGTAATCGCAACCCGAACCGTTCCAATCGGCACATCGCTTTTTTCATTATAGCCATAAACCAACGCATCTTTTGCACCTGCACTGAGCGCGTGAAACCGATACGCCGACTTCGTGCCTGCCGCAAACCGCTCTGGCGCAAGCCGAACCCGCAACCGCATCGCTTCATCGTTTTCACCGTCAAGGCGCACTACGCCCAACAGCCGTCCGAGTGCATCTAAAAATTCGCCCCGCGCATTATCTACCGTGTTCTGCAAACACGCATCTTGAATCGCCTCCCGAAGCAAACTCTCGCGATACGCCAAAATATCAATCAGTATCCGCTCTGGTGTTGCTGGGTGCAAAACTTGTCCGCTCAATCTCTCATACTCCGCAATACACTCTTCCAAAACTTTTTGCGGATTGCGCTCGATAAAATTCAACTGACTCATCCGTGTGTGATAGTCTCGTTAATTAAATTCGTGTAAGTGCCGGTCGTTTTTCCCGTAAGTTGCGAGGTCATGATGGTTTTAAGTGCCGCACCGCCATCCGTTGGCACTGGTGTCCAACTCTGAAACCCACTGACCAACGCATCAACCGTTTCTTTCAGTTTTGCAAATTCACTCAAAAACTGAACGGCTTTCAGCAATCCGCCAAACTGGTTGCCGTTGAGCATCAAGGTGTTGGCATTGCCCGGTGGCACATTCTGTTCATCATAAATTGCGCCCAAGACCACGCCCTCGTAGGCTTCGTTCAGTATCACAGCGACCGTCTCGTTCACTTTCGGCATGGCGTAGCACTTAAAGCGTTCTGTCGAGAGTTGCACCACAGGCAGAAAATCCGTTTCAATCTCTTCGGCAAACACTTTCACCCGTGCACGTCCTTTTGTGCCGTCTATGTCAATCACACGTCCGAAGCGTATCATGTGCGCACTCCTTCAAGACTGGTTTCATAGCCCGACCGTTCAACTTGGTGCTGGGTTTGTTCAACAACATACTTGCCGTCAAACACGCCGGAGCCATTCAGTTCTATCGTCATGCCTGATAGCAGTCGGATGTCGCCCGGCAGTGTAAGCTCGCACTTTGTTTTTTTGCGGTTAGTTTCTTTCAAAAGTTCGCGTGCGCGTTCAGTGGCTTCGCTGGTTGAATCAATCCCGCTTTCTACGGCATACAGCACGGGCTCGCCCGTTCCTGCTGTGCCTTCAAGCACCTGTCGCGTCTTTGCATTAAACCCCCTGACCACGCACCGTTTGTAAGTGCCGATGGCTTTGTCAGAAAATTGATACGATTTCACATCGCCGCGCCGAATCGTTGCGACTGCTGGGCTATCATCTATCTGCCCACGAGGTGCGAAGATGAGCTCACTGCCTTCCATTTTCATCACATAGCCGTAGCGTTTCGCAAGTCGGTGCAGGAACGCCATGTCGCTCTCGTTGCGTTGGGCTTCGAAGGCGAGTGTACCGCCGATTTCTCCGACCACGCGCAAGCCGTGCCGTCCTGCAACCGTTTCCACGACCGCTTTCAAGGGCTGTTGCCGATACGAAGCCCAGCGTTTTTCATACAGTCGCTCCGTGCCTGACACTGCGAGTATCTCAATTCGCTCGCCGCTTCTATCGCCTGTGTAATTGACTTCGTGAATCCGATACAGCCCGAAATCCCGCACCTGCTCGCTGTTTCCAAGTTTCAGCCGTAAGCGTTCTTCGGCTTTAGGAAACCAACTGCCGCGCCAGCGTCCGTCGCTATCTTCAAAGACCAATCGCGCCTCGCTTAACTGTTCGTTAAAGCGTTCTGTAATCCCAACGCGCAACAGCCGCTCCGACAGCACCCGCGTCGCCTCTACCCCCTCATACTCAAGCTCAAGCCTCATCATTTTATTTCAACTCACCCAGTCACTTGAATTTCAACCTCTATCTCGTACACAATCCCTAACCCCGATAGTCGAAAGCGCGCCACAGCAATCACATCTCCATATATTCCAACTACATCAAACCCGATTACCTCACTCTCTTTCACCGCTTTCACCACTTGCACCTTCGGCTCTATCGTAATCCCTTTATCTAACAACTCGCCGTCGTTCAGCACCTCGACCCACACTTCGCCATCAACATCAAAGCCCATCAGGTCTAAATAAATCTCAAAGTTGGATGCAAAACCGAGCTCAATCACAAACGGAATCTCGTAATCGTAAACAAAATCAATGGGCATGTGGAACTTTCTGGGGGTTGTCATGGCTGATGAATCTGTCGTGCGCACGCGCCACCAATAGGTGCGTCGTCTCGGTAAATTCACCGTGCGGGTGCGTGTTTCGCCCGTTGAACGATGCACCACCATTTCCATCTGTGCGTCGGTTGCCACTTCCAACACCAGCTCCCGAAAGCACGGCGAAAAAAACCGAAACTCCACTGGCACCACACGCCCCTCGCCCTCCGTACCTATCACTGCATCAGGCAACGGCACAATCGGGTTAATCAAGTAAATCAGCCCATCGGTGTTGAGCGTGATGTCATCTAATTCGCTTGGCTCGCCGAGAAAGTTCAGCGCAAGTTTGATAGCGACTTGACCTTGGGCAAGGGCAGTGGAATCAATTTCTACGCGCCTTACTTTTACACGCGGGTCTTGCGAGAGTGCGTCGGCGATGTCTTGTGCCGCTTGTGCTAAATCCACAGGCTCATCAAGCCGATTGAGCAAGGCGTTGCCGAACTCTGGGCGCATCGGAATCGCGCCCTTCGGCGTAAACAACATCAACCGCACGGCTTGTTCAAGGGCTTGCCGACCGCGTGCGCCCAATTTAATCGGCTCTTCGGGGTTAAGGTTAAGAACCATGTCGCCTCCATGCAGGTTGTGTTTCTACAAAAACCTCCGTAGGCATATCTAACACGGGCGCAAACACGCTCACGCCCACAGGCAACGCCCCAAAAATCGGTAAGTGTGGATTGTGTGGCAGAATCTCCCCAAACCGCCGGGCATCGCCATAGACCCGCTCGGCAATTAAATCCCATCGGTCGTTCTTAATGGTCTCAATCACGATAAACATCACTCCACCTCCACAACTTCGGGCGGATAGGCACGCCCATTGACGTAAGCAATCACAGGACTTTTCGGCATAAACGGCACAACCTTTTTCGGTTTCGGTTTCGGGTTCGGGCTTCGGCGTTCTCGCTCTACGGTTGCAATCGTTTTCTCGGCATATTCTTTCAGCACCACATCTGCAGTGGCATAAATCGGTGTGCCGTCCAATGCGCACTGCACCACAGTTGTCTCCACCGATTCAATCACATACTTGCCGTCGTATATTCCGTTTCCGAAGGTCAAGTGTCGCACCTTGCCGTCTTCGCACGCCGCGCGCAGTTGTGCTAAGCGGTCTTGTGGGTTGCCGAAAAATTGGTGAAAGGTCATTGTTATTGAAACGCTCCGAAGCCGTGCGCCCATCACTTGCAAGACTTCCTTTCCAAGCACGGTCTCGTGTGTGGCAAGGTGTTGGCTTGTGCTTTCGCGAAACTGTGTAATTCCTTCGACCATCAGAAATTCAATCTCGCCCAAGCGTGCGAAGACTGCCTTGCTTGCGCCTGCTATCGTCTCAAATTGAAGCCGCTCCGCTTGGGTTTGATTTTGCAGACGCGCTCGCTCAAGCACCAAATACAGCGCATAGCCAATCCCTTGCCCTATCGGATTGTAAGCCACTTGCGAAGCAAGATTGATAGCGTTGAATATCATCGTGCGAAAGCAATCGTTTGGTTGCGTGTCTGAACTTGACCGACCAATTTCGCTAAATGGTCTTTGTGTTCATTGAGCATTTTAAGGAACTTTTCGGTCTCGCGTGCTTCGGCAGTTTGAATGGTTACCGTCGGCTGATAGTTGATTTGCAGTTCTGTGGGCAGGTAGCGACCGCCTGATTCGCTTGCTGCGCGCACTTGCATAGTCTTGACGTCTTCTGCGCTTACGCCTTCGCGCATCAGTTCGTTGTAAGCCGTAACGCCCGTTGAAGCCACCATTAAAAGTGGATTTAATCGCCCGATAAACGACAAGACGCGCCCGCCAAGACCCAAGGCACGCCCACCAAGACTGCTCGCACCAGTGCTCGCCGCCGAAATCGGTCTTCCCATTGCATCAACCAAGAGCGGAGGTGCGCTTACGCCGCTCGCACCACCTCCGCCGCCTGAAAGCAGCTTGCTCAAAAACGCTTTGCCTTTCATGGCTCCGAAGTATGTCGCCACTCCGCTCCCGATTGCGCCCACAAGTCCGCCCGTCAGCGTCAGTTTCGGATTCTCCGACATCCACCCTGCTACCTCATTCCCAATAAAATCAAATAGCTTCTTTTGAATCTCATTCAAGCCTTCGCCGGCTTTTGCTAAAGCGTTCTCTAATGCGCCCAGCATGGATTCCTTTTTGAGCGTCGCTGTGCCTTGCAACATTCCAATCACTAATTCTTTGTTTGCGCGCTCCGCATACCGTCGCCCATACTCCCGAAACGCCGAAACACCACCTTTGGAAAGCATTGCACTTACAAACCGCGCCCCCGTCTCTCCAAAGAGCTCCGACATCACTTGTAACCGCTTCTCTTCCGAGAGCGTCTCCAACTTGCTTAATTCCCCCAGCGCATTCTCCAATCCCAAAAACTTCCCTTGCTTATCAAAGAAGGTCATCTTGAAGTCCTTGCCTATCAATCCTTTCTTTCGGAGTTTGGCAAGTTCTTCGCTCACGCGAGGAAGCCGCTTGGCAAACTCATCAAAGTTTGAGCCTGCCAGCGACCCTTCTTGCCCCGCCTGTTTCAGCACGCCGAACATCGTCATCACATCTTTCGCACCCTTTGAACCCGTTAGTCCCAGATTCGTTATCGCCGACATCGAATACTTCAAACTCTCCGCTAATTCTTCGGTCTCCAACTCAAAGGCATACTTCGCCTTCTGCACATCATTGACAAACGTATCTACTTTTTCTTCGGGCAACTTAAAGGCATCAAGAAACACATTGACCTGTCCTGCGATTTTGATAAAGTCTTCATCGCTTTTGACTTGCTTAATGGTTGCCAAATCGGCAACCGCCTTTAAGCCTGCCTTCAATATCACATCTTCTTTGACTTGTCCTTGCCGAAGCGTCGTGGCGACTTCCAAAAAGTTCTTGGCTGACCCTGCATAATCGACGCTCAACTTTTCGGCAAGGGCAACGAGTTTCGGGAAGTTCTCACTTGTCTTGCCCTGTGCGTTCATGAAGGCAACTGTGGCACGCGTGACGGCTTCCTCGTAGGTTTCGGCGGCTTTGAGCATTGGGGCAACAAATTGATTGTAGCCCACCATCGCGCCTGTGCCGAACATCACGCCGCTTTCCAAGCCCTTCATCATGCCTTTGCCAATCCCCGCAAGTGCCGCACTCGCTCGCTTGGCTTCTGCGCCAAATTGTTTAAGTTCACCCGATAAACGTCGTGTCGCCGACAATGCGCTCTGCGCAATACCGTCAAATACAACTTTGATATTGACTTTGTTGTGCATTGACTGCAAATCTGAATTTGTTACATATGGAAATAAACTTCATGAACATCTTGATTGCCATCGTCCTCTACACCACGCTAATTGCGCTCATCATTACCACCATTCGCGTGTTTGTTGCTCATATTCGCGGCGAGAAGGTCAGTAGCCCGTTCTTTGAATCACTGGCTTCCATTTTATTTTTCCTCGCAATTTTCAACTTCTTCTTTGGCAACCACAACCGTGAATAATGAATAATGAATAGTGAATAATGAATAGTAGGTTTTTCATTCCGCAATCCACAATCCGCAATCCACAATCCGCAATCCACAATCCGCAATCCACAATCCGCATTCCCCATTCCTCATTCCTCATTCCACAATCCGCAATCCACAATCCACAATCCACAATCCACATTCCCCAATCCGCATTCCACAATCCACAATCCGCATTCCACAATCCACAATCCGCATTCCACAATCCACAATCCGCATTCCACAATCCACAATCCGCATTATTTGCTTATTTGCTTCACCCAAAACAGAAACTCCGACATTGTCATTGCTGACAACTCGGAGTATCTAAACAGCCCTATGCGTAGCAACGTCAGGACGGCTTCTACAACGCCTTTTCCATTGAATCCAACTGCTCGGCGAGGCTCGCTAAAAAGCCGTCCCGTAATGCTAAAAAATCCGCTTGTGGCATCTCTAACACATCTTCCATTGTCAGTTTCTTTCCGTCAAATATCCCAATCGTTGCTAAAAGCGCGGCTTGATACTCCAAGCCTTCGTCTTTCCCCGAAATACGCACGGCAGTCAGGCAGTCGCGCACCGTCGGCTCCTCAAACTCCACCCGCTCAAACACTCGGCGCACCTTCTTCTTGACTTCAATCTTCATGACGGCAACCCTCCAAACTCGTTACTATCTTCAAGTGCCATGAAACAAATCGGATTCAGCGGCACAGGCACTGGATAGGTAGCGTATGTTCCCGTTGTCCAATGTGTAATTTGTACTTCACCCGTCGGAAGTACCACCACAATCGCCGAACCCGATGTAAAACTCGGCAAACTAAATACCTGCCGTGTCGCAGGTCTAAACTGATCCGGTAAGGTAAAGAGTGTGCCCGTAGGCGTCCCTGTCGCAGGCTTATTAAAAAACCCTTCCAAAAACACCCGATTCGAAATATCCCGATACACCTTCACAAACGGTGTAATGCTCCCCGCGCTACTCAACCCAAACGGATTTCCATATACATTACTTTCATTCTGATAATCTCTTAGTAGAAAGTGATTGAACGGTGGATTGAGACTCAACATCGATAAAATCATTCGTGCGCCTGCCATGATTTTCCTGCGCGAGACTGCGCCGTCCGCAATCCGATTTTCAGTCACCCAGTTCGGCGACTCAACCGCCGATAGCCGCGCGTGCAAATTCCTCGTGCGATTCACCAACGCTTGCGTTGCCAAATTAGAAAAGGCGTTAGTGCCATCAGGGTTGCGCGCTAAAACTGAATCCGTGTTCTTCAACCGATACACCCTGCCTGTCGACCAGTTATAGGTCTCGCTCTCGCCAAAATTCGGCTCCACTTGTGGTATATCCGACATCGCTACGCTCCTGTGTTGAGTTTATAGCCTTCTAACAAATTCTCTCCATTCACCTTGTAGATGTTTGCCAGCACATCGACTTCAAAGAGTGTCGCCCCTGCCACAATGAGCTTAGCATAATACACCGTCATCATGCATTCCATCGTTACATTTTCGTTCTGCCGAAACTGCCCCAAATCCATATCCTTAAAAATTCCCGCTGTGGAATACACGACTGGCAGTTGTGTTAAGCGTCCTTGTGGCGTGTAGGTTTCCAAGTTGCATCGCGCCATCAGGTTATAGACCTTTGTGGGATTGAGCGCAACGCCGAAGGCTTCGGGATAAAACGCGCTCCACTTCAATCGGCTTTCCATTTTCTCAAAGCCCGACGGAAACTCCGTCTCGCCTACCATGCCCAATGCCTTGTGGTCTATCATCTTGGATTTGACCTTCGGCAAATCTAATTCTTCGACGCGTCCCAAATACGAGACGCCGTCTAAATACACATTCGCATTCGTGAGTCGGTTAATCAGTAGTGCCATGTGGTGCTGAATTAAAATTTCAAAAGTGAAATATCAACAAAGGATTCAAAGCGCACGCGCTCCATCGGCACAGGCGGCATGAAGTTGAAATCAAACCGCAATTTGCCTTGTGCGATTTCTGTTTCAGGATTTTTTGCGCTATCAAACACACACTCGCCATCGACCAGCGCGCCGCGTGCAATGAGCGTGCGCATAAACGCATTCACCGTCTCTATCGGCGGTTGCATCGCGCTTGTATTTGCTGTAAGTGCTAAGTTTCTGCACAAAGCCTTGTGTGGTTGCGGCAATGACGGCGGCATCGAGCGCATGGTGTCGGTGGTCTTTGCGGTTCTTTTCGGCAAGGGCTTCTAACTCATCGAGCGTGGCTTCCTGTCGATTTTTGCCAAGCGGGTGCAGGAGCGAATTGAGTCCCCAGAGGGTTCGGAGTTTTGCGGTGGCTTGTCCGTTGCTGACAACGATGTTCGGGCAAATGGTTTCGAGATAGGCTTTGGCTTCGCGAGCAAGATACGCCGTATCGTTGAGCTGGAGCGAGATGAAGTCTTCTGTGTTAATTTCCTCTTGCGTAAAGCGTCGGAGTTTTGGATTGACTTTCTCTTTCTTCTTTTTCTTTGCAAAGCCAAGGAGTTCAGCAAGGTCACGAAACTTTTTCACACGCTCAATCATCTGCTTATATTCCGCTTCGCTGATGACTATTCGCTCTTTCATTTCAAAGGGCGAGAGGTTTTTCTTTTTCTTGCGGTTGAAGTCGGCAAAGCAAAGCGTGAGGTTGTTAAAGGAATCGTCTTGTGTGCGCGAGTAAGGCAAGATGTGTTCAATGTCAATCTCGTTGTTTCGGAAAAGCATTTCGGCAGAAATTTGCTTGCCCGTGTAAGGACAAACGCCCTTACATTCGAGTCAGAGTTTATACTTGATGATGTCCTCGCTTGAAGGATTTTGGATACCAAGTTTTCGGATTTCATTAGCGGCGTGTTCGTTGATTTTGCGGCGCATTTCATTTTCTTTGGTGAGTTCTTCGCGTTTTGCTTTGGGCAATTTCAGTTCGCGTGCAAACTCGATATGGATAGCGTCGGGCTTTCCGTATTTTTTGATGAGTGCATTCACAAGTCGGCGCAGTTCAAACAAGCCTTGTTGCACAATGGGGTTGCGTAGGTTCGGGACTTCATCAAGTTTGTCTAACAGTGCTTTTGGGCGTTTATCGCTGTGGTGATAGCCTGCTTCGACGCACGCATCAGAATAATTAAACCCTTGTTTGAAAAATGGAATGAGCTTCTTCATGGCGCGTTGGCTTAGACTTGCGTAGCCTTGTTTGAAGTGGATTTTGGTCAAGGCTTTTGCGCCTGCGTCAGAGAGTCCCCATTTTTCTTTGCCGTATCGCTCCAACCACTCGTTATCGGTTGCATCGTAGATGATTTTCCATCAGCGTTCTTTTTCGTTATCGATAAACCGGAAGTTTGAGAATTGAGAAAAAAGTCAGAAAGTTGCTGTAAGTGCTTGCGAAAACAACACTTATGGACAACAACGCTCGCAAAGACGGTTTGAGAATTTTTCCGATTTTCTTCCGAATTATGCTCATAGTTTGAGAATTTTTTGTGTGATTTTGGTGAAAATTAAGGTTGCTTGATGATGAGAACCACACGACCTACGATGGAGGCTTGAACCGCTGGCGTAAGTTTAATAGACTTGAATTTTGGGTTGGCAGGTTTGAGCCAGAACTCGCCGTTTTTGCGTTTTTGGAGTGTTTTGACCGTGTAACCTTCGCCAGGAAGGCTGACGACAACGATTTTGTTGGGAATAGGCTCGGTGGTGCGGTCGACAACGATGATGTCTCCGTCGGCGATGCCTGCGCCGACCATTGATGAGCCCAAAACACGCACAGCAAAGGCGTTTTTAGGGCGTTTAAGGAGCTTTTTATCGAGGATTAAATGCTCGTGATGGTCGTCAGGCGGAAGGTCGGGTGTACCTGCGGGGATTCTGTAAGTGTAGAATGGGATTTGGATTTCGTCTTCGGGGGTGGGGAGGGGTTGGAAGTCGGAATGGCGTGCGGAAACGAGTTTGTAGAGGTAATTGACCTTTTGCTCTAATTGCTTGATTTTATGAGGCTCGGCGGGCGATGGCGTAGGCGGCTCTTGTGCTTGTTTTTCCTCTCCCTTCTCTTCTTGCTTCTCCTCTTTCTTCTGAAACATCTCCCCTTTACCTGTTAAAAGCCAATTTACATTGAGACCGAAATGTTGATTAACTAACATCAACATCTCCCCGCCGGGAATACTTAAATCTGATTCCACTTGTGATAAAAAACTTCGAGAAACCTTGATTTTATCAGCGATTTCAGCTTGTGTCAGTCCCAATTTTTTTCTAAACACACCAAAACGCTCTCCTATTGTATTCATAAAAAAAGTTAGTTTACTTGACTTTTGTTAGTTAATTGACTATATTAGAACTTAAAATGATTACTAAACTAACAAAATTAGGTCAAATGGAAGGCGAAGTCTTGAAAAAGCGCGATACACGGAGAATGAAGTCGATTTGTCGTGGTATTTATGCGCAAATCGCATCTGAAATCGGCAAGAGCGAAAACGCTGTGCGGATGGCGATTCGGCGCGGTAACTGGGAATTGCAAAAACGATATGCAGAGATTTTGAAAGAAAGACTATCGGTCAGAGATGAATTTCAAAAACTCTTAAAGGAGGTTGCCTGATGGAAAACGCGCTGAAACAGGTTCGAGACTTTGATAATGATTTCTCGAACCAAATCTCGAACCTTGAAGATGTAGTTCGAATCCCTGTTAACTTATTTGATAACAATCATTTACAAGAAAATAAGACTTTTTTAGCGATGGAAGAAGTCTCGAACCTTTTGGGTGTATCAGAAGCGGCTATTCGGAAAGCAATCAAGGCGGGGAAATACAGGGCGGTTAGAGATTTGGTTGATGGTCGGAAGCCGTATCGCATTGCGTTGTCGTCGTTGCCGATTGAGGCACAGAGGAAGTGGGCGAAGATGAAGGGTGTAGGTCGTGATGAGGGTGAAGTGATGAGTGCGGTTGAGGTACGGGCGTTGGCGGAGGCACCTGACTACAATCGGCGGAAGGCGTTGCGGTATTTAGAGGCGTTTCGGGTGATTGAGGGGTTGAAAGGCGAAACAGCAATTCAAGAGGCGTTGGACAAGGCGGGGATTGAGTTGGATTACAAGTCGGTGATGCGGGAGCGGGCGCGGTATCGCGAGGAAGGGATTACGGCGTTGATTGGCAAGTATGGGAAGCGGAAAGGAACTTCGATTCTTGATGATGAGAAGCGGTTTGGGAAAGGAATCCGAGAAGTCTATGCGTTTTTCAAGTCGCTCTATTTGAAGGAAGGTGCGCCGTCGTTGCAGGCGTGTTATGTGGCGACGGTGGGGTTTGCCAAAGAGCGTGGGTATGAAGGGTTGATTCAGCGTGGGGAGTTTCCGAGTGCGGATACGTTTCGGGACAAGTTGCGCAAGGAGATTGGGGAGAGTGCGATATACTTGGCGCGCTATGGGCAGGCGGCGTGGAATAGGAAGTATGCGGCGTTTGCGCATCGGGATTATACGAAGGTCAAGGCGGGGGCGGTATGGGTTTCTGACCATAGGCAACTTGACCAGCTTTGGATAATGCCAGATGGCACAAAGAAGCGGGTATGGATAACGGTGTGGCGGGATTTTAAGACGGCGAAGTGGCTCTCATGGTTGCTCCATGTGGAGGCACCGAACTCGGAGCATGTATTCGAGACATTCTGCCAAGCGGTAGCGAAGTGGGGAGTGCCAGAAGAGATTTTGATTGATAACGGGAAGGATTATCGGGTGCATGATTTTGCGGGCGGTCGGAAGGTGCATCGGGTTGAGGTGGATACGGGTCGGGCGCGGAGTTTGATGGCGTTGCTTGGGATACGGGTGCATTTTAGTGCGCCTTACAATGCGCAGGCGAAGCCGATTGAGCGGGATTTCCTTTTGTTCAAGGAGTGGTGCGATAAGATGTCGAGTGGGTATTTCGGTGGGAATCCGGTGGAGCGACCGGAGATGGTTGTGCCGAGGTTGGTATTTGAGCGGGGCGAGGAGATTGTCAGTGAGTTTGTGGAGCGGGTGTTGAATGTCTATAAGTCAGATGGGAAGGTTCATTGTGGGCGGTCGCGTGATGAGGTGTGGAATCAGGAGTTTGAGGGGTTGAAGCGCGTGAGCGAAGAGGCGTTGCGGCTCTATCGGTTCAGGGTATCGGGTGAATTTACGATTCGGCGGAATGGGATTTACGATTCAAAGCTCAGGGATTATTACTACGGGGTATGGTGTGAAGGGAACGAGGGTCGGCGGGTGTATTTACGGCGGAATCCGAAGCGGTATCAAGAGGCATGGGTATTTGATGCGAAGACAGATGAGTATTTGGGGGTAGCGGTGTTGGGGTATTGGTCGACGGCGGCGTTGGCGAAGTCGTCGTTGGAGTTAGCGAAGGTTAAGGAAGTGATACAGGCGAAGAAGCGGCAGAAGAAGACGCTGAAATTGTTGAATGAGCAAGGGTTTAAGATAAGCGAAGCGGAGTTGGTGCGGTATCAGGCGGCGGGGTTGGCGAATGAGACGGGTGGTGTGAGTGAGGAGGTTGCGAAGGCGACGGTGACGATGCTGACGAAGATGGACGAGGTAGCGGCGACGGCGAAGCGGACGGGGACGCATGATATTTCGGCGTTTGGGGTTAGTGATGAGGAGATGGAGCGGGAGCGGGAGAAGCGGAAGGTGAAGTATCATTTTTTGAGGGATTAAAAAAATAAACCGTGTTAGCGACACGGTTTAGCACCTGCGAGGAGCAGGGTTTTTCTAACATAAAACATAAACAACTATGAGCAAGATAGCAAATTTATCGGTTATGAACCAACTGAAAGAGTGGTTCGAGAGGAAGCAAGCGGCGGCGAAGGCGCGTGGGGAGAGTTACTCATACGCCGACCTTGCGCGTGATTTGGGTTACGCCGAGAATTCGTCGCTGATGTCACAATACTTCGCGGGGAAGTATGCGGGGGATTTAGTAAAGCTGGAGCGGCGGATTGTGGAGTTTTTGCGGCGCGAGAGCGAGTTGCAGGAGTTGATTGAGTGGTCGAGTTTGGAAGAGGAGCGGTTTCGGTTTGTGGAGACGAGTGTGTTTAAGCGGTTGAATGAAGCGGCGAAGATGTGTCAGCTTCGGGGGCAGATTGGGCGTTTGACGGGCGAATCGGGGCGTGGGAAGACGCGGGCGGTGTTGGAGTATGCGCGTCGGGATAGTGGGGTGATTGTGATTCAGGCGCACAAGTATTTTACGGCGAAGGAAGTATTTCGGGAAATTGCATACAAATGCGGGATTGAGCCGCGCGGCACGATTCACACGTTGATGTTGGGTATTGTTGAGAAGCTTAAAGGCACGCGTCGGCTTATCATTATTGACGAGGCAGAGCATCTGAACGCAAACACACTCGATGAAATCCGACAGTTAAATGACCGAGCGGGCGTAGGTGTGTTGTATGTTGGGACGGAAAAATTCAAGTCTAAAATCACGACGCTGCGGGGTGATTACGGTTACATTGTGAATCGGATTAAGGTGCCGGCGACACTTGCGCCAATTACGGTAAGCGATGTGAAGATGTTGGTTGAAACGGTGATTGAAAGTCCTTCGGAAGCGGTTGTAAATGCGTTTGCCAAGGAAGCGATGGGCGATGTGCGTTTACTGGAGAATTTGGTCTTTAAGGCGATTGTGGCGGCAAGGCATTCAGGGGTTTCTGTGAATAGTACTGAATTCGTGAAAATCATTCACGATGTCGCAGACATTTTACTGGAAAGGGGGGTTGCGGCATGAGACGGTTGAAAATTTGGTTATTACGGCGCACGATTTACTGGTGTGTGGACAAACTGCGTGAGTTAAGGGTTGAGGCGGGAGTGTATTACACGACGCTTGGCAACGAGGTGATTATGATTGAGAAAGGGGGTGAAGAATGATGCGGCGCGTGGAGTTAGAACACAACGGGATTTCTGATGAAGAGTTTGTAGAGGCGCGGAAGCAGGCTCGGAGAGTGTCTGTGTTTGGTGAGCCGAAATTGTGGCTTGATAGGCGTACGGTCAAAGTGAAGAAAGGGTTGGTTGAGCGAATAAGACAGGTACGGCGCGATCTCACCCTACCTGCTGGAGAGGGTGCGAGAAAGGAGGGTGAGCAATGAATCAAGGGGTGCTTGAATTTTCGCACAACTGGAACGGGCGGCGCGGGAGCGAGTTCGGAAAACTCAACTGTGCCTGCTTCACAACAATTCGCCTCTGGCATCAGCGGTACCGAATTGGAAATCGGTTCACGATTTTGCTGAAAGGCAAAGTGAAAGGCGAGGCGGAAATCGTGGCAGTTAAGGCGTTTAATATCGGCGAACTCGGCGAGAACGAAGCCTACTTAGACACAGGCTACTCGGCGGGTGAAACGTATGAGATTATGCGCAAGATGTGGAAGGCGAAAGCGGTTGATGGGACGTTTGCGCTCATTACGCTTCGTTGGGTTGATGCGCCGATGCTCACGGTTGATGAACACTTTTTGATTGAAGAGATTTATCGCTGTCGAGCAGAGATTGCGCAGATGGTCATTGATAACGAGAAAGCGGGTGTTTATCAGTGGACGCTTTTGGAGCAACGGGCGCACGAGTGTTTGAAGTGCGAAGAGAAGTTGGAGAGTTTGATGCTAAAAAAAGGAGGGTGAGCGATGAATATTACGACGCAACAAATCAAGCGGATTAAGGCTCTAACTAAGAAACTTGGGTGGGACGATGAAACATATCGAGCAGTGCTTAAGCACTGGTTTGATGTGGAGTCTTGTAAGGAGCTTTCGTATAGTGGAGCGAATCAGTGTATCAAGATGATGACGGCGGCACTTCCGCCGTCGCAAACGAGTGTAAACTATGTGTCGGCACAGGAGTTTTTTGACATTCCGAGTTGGCGACAAGGGGTATGGGCAACGACGTCACAACTTTGGAAGATTTGGTATCTGTGGAAAGCAGTCTCGAGACAAACCACAGATGAGGATAGGAAAAGAGCGTTCCGAGTGTGGTTGAAAAATCACTTTAATCTCTCGGATTTCAAGATGATTCAGCGCGAGCATGTGAGTAAAATCATTCAAGCACTTGAAGCAATGCAAGCTCAACAGCAGAAGTAAGTGTTCTTTGTGTTCTTTGGCTTATTGTTGTCTTCTCATTGTCAGTCGGCGCGCTGGGTGAGTGTTGGGAGCGTTGTAACTTGGCGCGCCGATTTATTTTGATAATGAGGAATGAATAGTGAGTAATGAGTAATGAGGGGTGAGAAGTGAGTAATTGGATTTTTTTTGTTCATCATTCATCATTATTCATTTTTTTATTACTTTTGGGCATGAAGAGTGAAGAGTTAAGGAAATACTTGAAGGGCGACATGTTGCTTGTTTTGGAGGCGACTGGGGTGGCGGCAACGATTGAGTTGATGCGCCGCCTCGGTGGATTACAGATTTATGTGCAGAAGATGCCGATTGAACTTGCGGTGAAGTTGTTTTATGATGGCAAGAACAAGCGGGCGTTGGCACGCGAGTATAACTGTGCGGAGGCGACGATTGATAAGTATCTACGGCAACGTGTGACGCCATCGCAGGAGGGGTTATTTGAGAAGGGAGCGGGTGATGATAAAGATTTCGGTTCAAGGGGTTGAGGGGTTAGAGCGGATTGCGGGTGGGTTGGAAAAGGTATTGGAATCGCCGTTGTTACACAAGCGCGCGGCGACGATTTTGATTGCGGATGCACGGCGGAACATTGATGCGGGCGGGTATCCGGAGAAGTTTGTGCCGCTGGCACCCAGCACGAAGCTCAATCGGTTGCGGAAGCAGTTTCGGAGTAAGGGTGGGATTTATGCGAAAACGAGAGGGAGCAAGGCTTTACGGACGCGCAAGGGTGTAGTTGAAGCGGCGCAATCAATGAAGATTTTGCGCGACACAGGTAACTTGTATCATCAAATGAATTATGATTCATCGGAAAGGAAAACATTTTATATCGGGGTTGTGGATTATTTGATGTATCATCAATCTGATGAGCCGCGACGGAAGTTACCACAGCGCAAGGTATTTCAGCCGACACGAAGCACATTTAAGGAGATTGAACAAACGATTTCGGAGTATTTATCTCGTCAATTTCAATCATGACGGAGGGGAATATGAGTTCGGTCTTAACACCAGAAGAGGAAGCGACCTTAAAGTTAATGAAAGAGGTCGATGAGAAAAATCAAAAGGAATTAGAAGAGCGGTTAGCGAAGATGACCGAAGAAGAGAAGCAAGCCTTTTTTGAGTATATGCATCGGAGGGCGCAATTTATGACCGAAGAGGCTTCGTAATTTTTTTTACAGTTCTTCTAAGTAGAAAAAGAACCCTTCTTTTGTGAGTTGTTTTTCCAAAACCTTGAAGCGCGAAGGTGGGATTAGGACTTCTTTTTCTTTTGGGAAAAAGAACGAGAGGTTTGTGATGTCTCTACCGGTTTTACTTTTTATTATGAAGCGGAGTTTGTATGGTTTTGGGTTTTTTGTTTTGTTGGTGGAGGTAAAATTAGCCCAGTATAGAGTTTCACCGGGAATGTAGAAGGTTTGCTGTTCGGGGGTGAGGTCGGTGTCAAGGACGCGGTAGACGATGCCGTTGTTTTTGGTGTAGGGTGGTAGTTTTTCGAGGATGGTTTGGAGTTGGCGTTTGAAGGCGCGCCAGAATCGGGTTGGTCGACCGTCTTTTTCGATGCGCATACCGCGTAGGTATCGGTTGAGTTGTTCGTGATATTTTGTTGAGGTATAGGCAGCGACAAGCAAGCCTTCGTCTTCGGAAAGTCCCATGGTGCGTGCATTTCTTTGTAATCCTTTCTGTTTGTATTCTTTTCTGATGGGTTTCATGTCTTCATCGTTGAGGAGTAGTTCCCAGTCTTTTTGGTTGCGTTCGGTGACGCTTTCGAGGAGCAGTTCGGCGGTTTCGTTGAGGGTGTGTTTGGCTTCGGGGGAGAGGGGTTGGTTAAGGAGCCAGTTAAGGAAGGATTCGTTTTTATTGCCGATGAACTCGGTGTTTTTGAGTTGGGTGCGCAGGTCGGGCGTGATGAGCGAGGGTTCGGTGATGCTAAGCGAGTTGGCTTTGGTTTTGGAGATAGGGATAGCGGAGCATCGGCAGTTAAAGCCGATGGGTGGGAAGAAGCGGTAGTCGCCTGTTTTGAAAATTTTACCGTGCAGGGCTTTATGGCTTGGGCGGGTGCGGCTGTCGCCGACGGCGGAGTATTGCCAGTAAGGGAAATCATCTTTGATGGTTTCGAGGGCGGCGGTTTGTCCTGCCGAGTAAGCGAGCATGGCGTTGGTGCGCCAGACGGTTTCGAGGTGGTGGGGATTTAGGCGCGAAATTCCTGCTTGGTCAAAGACTTCATTTGCGGTTTTTTGCCACGCACGGAATGATTTACCGTTGGATAAAGCCTGTTTTAAGTGGGCTTTAAGGGTTTGTAAAATACGGTCGTTTTCGACGGTTGCGATGGCGAAGGATTGGAACTCGATGAATCGGGTGGCATCTTGGTTACCAAGTTTGAGGTTTAGGTCGAGGCTTTCGAAGGTAGCGAGTGTGCTTTCACTTTTTTTGTTGTTGAGCCAATCTTGGACGGAGCGGATACCGCGTGAGCGGGCGTTCAGCAAGGCGGTGTGGAGGGCGGTGCCGAAGGCACGGATAAAGTCGTTGTCAAGTGTTAAGTCGAGTTCGGAGTGGGCGGACTCGATTTTTTTTTTAAAGCCGTCGACTGCGTTCAGCAAGGCATCGAGGTCGTCGGATGTTTCGAAGGATTGGGGTTCGGTTGGGGGTTCGGGTTGGGCGATGAAGTCGTCGGGGTCGTAGCCGCGTTTGGCGAGGAGTTTTGGGGAGAGTTTGCTTCCGCTGGCTTCGGCGTAGAGTTTATCGATTTCGGCTTGTTCTTTGTCGGTTTCGATGGGTGGAAAGAGGGTGAAGCGGGGATTGGAGTCGGCGTCGGGTAAAGCGGAAAGGGTTTGAATGATGTCGAGGGCGCAGTTGATGGCGGTTTCGGCGAGGGCGATACCACCGGAAAGGGCTTCGCCACGGATTTTGTAGCCGATTTTGGAGGCGGCGTAACTGCCAGTGCCGTCGAGTTGCATAGAAAGGTCGCTACCGAGGAAGAGTTTGTTGATTTTGGAGATAGCGAGTTTTTCGAACTGCACGAAGGCATCGGAGCTGGATTTACGACCTTTGTTTTCGCGCTGTTCAGCTCGCACGCCCTCGAAGAGCACGGCAACGGAGCGGCGGCGCAAGGAGGCAAGGGCAAGTTGCACTTTGACAATATAATCTTGGGAGGCGGATGCCGGCACGTAGGCAATCCAGTGGTCGCGCCCGTCATCTTCGAGGAACTGTAAGTGCCATTCGAAGTTGCCTTTTAAGCCTTCGGCGAGCCAGTAGATTTCGTCTAAAATGGCGTGTCCGTAGGGGTTTTTGTAGGTAGGTTCGTGTTGAACGAGGATGAACTGGTTGGGATAGGCTTCATCGACAAGGATACCGTCGGGGTTGGCTTTGGTGATGAGGCGGAGTCGGTTTTGGTAGTCGAACTTAAACCATTCGCGTGGTTTTTCGATGAGGTCTTCGATGAGAATCATGTTGCCGACGCGGGTTTTCTTGGTTTCGAAGACGGTGTAGCCAAACTCGCGAGCGGAGGCGGCGTTGGAGCAGATGTCTTTGAGGTTCATATCGCGCAAGATAGAGCGCAGGAGTTTGGCGCGGCGTGAGTGATTGTTGTCTATGATGTCCCACTCCAAGTGTTTGATGCCGTCGTGAAAAGAACGCGAGGCGGCGGCGACATCGGGCTGTTTGAGCGTTTCTTCAAAAATGGCAATCGTTTTACCACTATCCCTTAAAATTTTTGAAGGGTGTGGTAGAAGGTCGCTGAGATGGATTAAGCCTTCGACAAGGTCGCGGGTGGCGACTTCGGGTTTATAGGGTTGTCCGAATTGGTTTAAGATGGTAGCCATGGTAGGTTGATAGGTTGAAGGTTGTCGGTTGTCGGTTGTCGGTGTCCCTCACCCCTGCCCTTTCCCAATAGGAGAGGGAGTGAGTCCAGAGTGTTTCTAAGGGTGGGGTAGTGGTTTCGGAAACAATGTTGGCGTAGGCGGCAGCCCAGAAGAAGTCGGCATGTGAGGCATCGTCTTCTTTGTTAGGAGTAGCGACATAGCGGGCTTTGCCGGTGGGCGAAGTTTCTTTGCGGATACTATGGAAATCTTCGCGCAAGAGGTCGTGTGCGGGCATGGTAAAGCGTTTATCGGTTAAGGCGTTGTAGAGGGCGTAGACCATTTTTTCGTTCAGTGTGAGTGAGCCTTCGATGAACTCGATAGCGAAGGTGCCGAATCGGGCTTGGAGGTAATCGCCGAGTCCGACACCCATACCGCGATAGTCAATTCCAGTACGTCGATGGTTGGGAAGGGCGATAAGTTGCGAGAGCAGGTGCGCTTGTGTGGGGGTGTCTATATTTTGAAGCGCAAACACGATGGGCGAGGTTTTGATACCGTTAACGACTTCTACACCCCAAGCGACCGTGTAGTTGATTTTGCGACCGAAGTCAATGCCGAGATAGAAGGGGTTGTTGCGGCGTTGTAGGGCGTGCAGGTGTGGCGCAAGGAGATGTTCTAATTCTTTGAGGGTTTTGTTTGTGAAGATGCCGAGAAAGTGATTGTGTTCGGTTTCGGCGGTGGCGAGGAGGTCGTAGGTAAAGAACGCCGAGTTAGCGTCTTCGGGGTTGCACATGTAGGCGCGTTCCCACATGACAGGGCGCACGGCACGGCGTTTGGCGTCAAGGTAAGCCTGTTGTTCGGCTTCGGTCGTATGTTTGCCTGTGTAGGTGAGGATAAAGTCGCCGACTTCGACGCGCCCGGTTTTCGCCAAAATTCTATCCAACAATCCTTCTTGGACGGCTTGTGCAAAGGTGATGGTGTGCAGTGAAAAGCCGTAGTGTTGGTGTTTAGTGATAAGGTCGTTAAAGAAGGTAGATTTATCGTTGTAATGCGCTGAAAAGATGATGAGCGGAAAGCCCCAAGTGGTGCATGGTTCGGCGGCTTCGAAGAGGGCTTCTTGCTGATGATGTGAATCGAATTCATCAATGACAATTTTCTCTCTACGACCGATGACGGCACCGGGGTTTGAGGAGACGACTTCGATTTTCTTTCCGCTTCGGAACTCAAGGCGGTAGAGGGTGTCTTGGTCAAGGGTTTCGCCGAAGTCGGCAAGGAGTTTGAGTTTATTCGCCCAGAATCGGCAGTCATTGATGTATTGTTTTGCAAGGAGTTTATCTTTGGTGGTGATACAGATGTTCCATTTGCCTGTGGCGGCATCGAGGGTATCTTCGAGGGCTTGTGTCCAAGAGAAGCCGATTTGTCGGGATTTGCGAGCAAGTTTGCGCATACTCGTATCGGCGAGCCAGCGTTTTTGGTAAGGGAGCAAGAGTTTAGCGACAAGGGACTTCGGATTATGGAGTGCGGTGTGAAGGTCAGGCATGGTGCACCTCGCTTTCTTCGCTGATGACTCCGAGTTCTTGGAGTAGTTTCAGTCGTTCTTCTTGGGAGATGGTGTTTTTTTCGGATTTGGGTTTCAGGAAGTCTTCGAACTTACGGGCGCGTTCGGTTTGTGGGGAGAGGCGGGCGGCGGCTTGAATCATTTTCTCGATGCGTTCATCGAAGCCGTCTTTGCCGTTCAAGTCGGCACTTTGCAGGTGAGCCAACACGCGCTTTAAGAGCAAGGTGGAGACTTGGTAGTGCAAGTCGCTCAGGGCGGTATTTTGTTTAAGGAACTCGTCTCGCTTTTGATGCCAGTTGCCGTTCTTTGCCCAGTTGCGAAGGGTGCGCTCGCTGATGGAAAAGAGTTTTGCAATGCTCTCGAAGGAGAGTTGTTCGCGCACATAGAGTCGCATGGCATCGTCGTAGAACTGTCGTTTCATTGCTTGTTCTTCTTTTTTTTATCCCTCACCCCAGCCCTTTCCCAGTGGGAGAGGGAGTTGGTTACGCTTCGAGTTTTTCGGCTTCGGCTTCAAGCGTGCGGAGTTGTTTAACGGTGTTTGAAAGACGATTGGTGACTTCACAGAGTTTATCGACGGGAATCGATGATGCACTCTTGTAAGGAGTGCTGATGATAAGCAAGATGCTGTCTAAGTCGGATTCTACCAGTAGGTTCAACTTTTCGATTTCCGTTTTGACCTCTACAAGGCGACCGCGTGCGATAAGTTTCGTGGCTTGAGTCATTTGTTGAGTGCTTTTAAGGTTTCGATGTGTAGTGAATCAATCCGATTACCGAAGCCGTCGATTTTTTGGTTCATGGTATCTACTTTCAGTTCAACACGCGCTAAAATAGCGACGGTCATTTGTTGGGTTTCGATGAGTTTTTCAAGGGCTTTGTATCGGCGCATTTCTTCTTCGGCGTGGCGTTGCATGAGTTTTTCGAAGCGTGATTCTTCGCTTTCGATAAAGTGTTGAAAGAGGGTTTGTTTATCTTCAAAGAGTTTATCTAATCGGCGTTCTGAGGATTTGTAAAAGAGGTAAAGTAGATAAAACAGCGCGCCAAAAACCGCGATTACGCCAACACTTTCCTTCGGCAGAAATGATAGAATCTCCAAGAGCTTATCCATTGTAGTTGAGTTATTGGTTAAGGGAAATAAGATGGGTAAAGTGTGGTGAATGACGCTATAAACCCATTTTAATAACCCAAATTTGTAAGATGAGATAGAAAGGTTGCCGAACTTCGCCTCGTTCATCAACTTAACGAGTGCGATATGCCATACAAGCGACATTTGATTTTCAAGACAGGTGTTCATAACCCTGCCAAGGGCGAGCGGGTATGGACGGCAGAGAAAGTCAGAGCACTATACGAAAACACGCTTGCCCATAGCCCTGAACAGATTCCCTACACGATAAAACACCCTTCGAATCACCTGCCGATTCTTGGTTTTGCGAAGAAAAGTGAGTTAAAACTGCATGAGCGAGGCGGTGAAGTCTATCTTTCGGCGGTGCCGTCGAGTTTTGCTGATGCGTTTGTGGAGCTCTTGAAGCGCGCACAGTTTGATAAGCCGTCGATTGCGATTGGGCAGAAGGGCGAGATTGTTCATATCGGCTTGGTGGATAAGCCGGCGGTCGAAGGTGTTGAAGCGGCGTTTGAACGGGCGAGCGCGTCGGACGTCGTTGAAGAAATTGAGTCGTCGTTCTCAATCGAAGAGGCGGAAATGGTATCAGAGTTATCGAGCGTGATGATGCTGTTTAGTGAATTGATGGAGCGGGTGAAGCGGGCGTTTGAACGCCCTCACCCCAGTGCTCTCCCAAAGGGAGAAGGTATCCCTCACCCCAGTGCTCTCCCAGTGGGCTAATCTTGTCGCATAAAAATGCGAGATTAGCGTAAAAGAGAGGAGCAAGCAATG